TGATCCACCGCCTACTTCTTTTGCTATCGATGCTCTTAAAGAGCAGATTCGAGAGCACGAATGGAGGCTAAACGTGTTCAGGGAGGAAACGGCATGGGCTCTACCGGAGTAGACAAAGCTCTTTCGCACATTAGTGAAAAACCTTGGAGTGATTATTCCGAATCTGACTATACTTTAGAGCAATGGCATGCTGCTTGTCTAATTCATCAGCACGATGGACCACCAACGTCTAAGGCTCAGTGTAAACTACCTGTTAAAACACCGAATGGTGCTCTAAATCGTAACGGAGTTCATGCTGCTGCAGCAGCTTTAGCTGGAGCCAGAGGTGGTGTTAATGCTTCTTCTGAAGAAAAAGCTTCTGCTGCTAGAGCGTTGGTTCGATATTATGGTCAGCTAGACGAAACACCTCCTTCATCGATTTCTAACTTGGCACATGGAGAGTTTATAGAAGGCGTTCTTGAACACTTCGGTGTTAAAGGTATGCATTGGGGTCAACGAAAAGGTTCTGTGAGAGCAAAATCTGGACTTACAGATAGATCTAGAACTCGATTCGAAAAACCGCCGCATCGCTTGACTAATGATGAATTGAAGAAGCGCATTGCTCGTATGGAGATGGAGAAACGATATAACGAGCTTAATCGTCGTGACATTTCTCAAGGAGAAGCAGTAGCCACACAGGTTCTGAAATCTATTGGGGTTAATGCTGTTACAACACTTGGGACTGCGGCTGCAATTTATATTGGAAAACAACTTCTCAAAAAGAAACTCGGTAATACACGGTTTGAAGGAATGTTTCCGCCTAAAAAGAAGAAGTAAAAAGGGGTCATAATGATCATAAATGAAGAAGTTTATTTAGATCATCATGGCGTCAAAGGAATGCGTTGGGGAGTTCGTAAGAAATATCAGCCAATGTCAGGTAAAGTCGGAAATGATGATATTACACCACTCATTGCTATTGGTCTTGTTTCTGTAGCAACAATACTTGGTTTGCATGGTGCACAAAAAGTAGCATTGATTAGAGACACTGGTGAAAAGCATCGAAAAGAATTAAAGAAACGTGCAGAAATTACTAATAAACCATTCGAATTTAACAAAAAATCGTCTCTTGCTAAAAAGAATATGAGTGAAGACGAGTTAATGACGAATGTGGTTAAACCAATTAATCCGACTTTCGGAGCTAAGGGCACAAAACAAAATTGTCGTAGATGTACGTATGCTTATGAAATGCGACGTCGAGGAAACGATGTAAAAGCTACTCTATCTAAGTTTGCTAGTGGTCAAGATACTTCTGGTGAATTTAATGCGCAAACACCTGGTGTAAAATTAGCAAAACAAGGCATACGTAATGAACGTAAGCAAGCACGATCTAGAAAAGAGTTTGCCGCTTTTGTTGAATCAAGAAAAGGGCCTTTTGGTACAGAAATATTAGTTCCTAGAACCCATGGAAAAACAATTGAAGAGTCGGTGTTTGAAACCATTGGGAAGCAACCAAAGGGTGCTCGAGGAGATTTAACAATGGCCTGGGCTTTTGGTGGAGCACATAGTGTTGCTTGGGAAGTTGTAAAAGGTAAACCAGTTATTTTCGATACACAAAGTGGGACAAAATTTACTAATGCTGCCGAGCTTAATAAAACGTTTGGTCCATTGATTCCTGCTCAAGCGGGTATTACTCGTCTTGATAATAAACCGCTAAACAACGACTTTTTATTAAGGTGGTTAGACAATGCTTGATATTAAAGAAGCTACCAAAATTGTAGAGAAGAATTTACCAACAGGAAAAATTGAAAAAGTTATTAACTATAGAAATTTGTACATTTTTCAAGTTTTTGTTAACAGTCCAGGAGAATACGGGTTAGATCCTTTCTATTCTGTTGATCAATCAACTGGAGAATTTAGCGATTTTTCTATTATTACAGATGGCGATCCACAAGAAATTAGCGCTTTGTTTATGAGAGCAAGTTCGTAAAATAAAAGGAGGTGGTTATGGGTCTTTCAAACACAGCCACTCCGTACTATTACGGTTTATTCAGAGAATCGGTGCTTCGAGGAGAAATTCTCGTCAATCGTGAAGTCTCGTTGGAGATGAATCGTATTGATGAACTTATCGCTAATCCTAACTTTTATTACGATGAGCATGCTATCGATGGATTTATTCAATACTGCGAAATGGAACTTACATTAACCGACGGTAGTGATCTTTATCTTCTTGATACATTTAAACTTTGGTCTGAACAGATCTTTGGTTGGTATTACTTTGTTGAGCGAAGCGTCTTCCAACCGAACCCTACTGGGGTTGGTGGAGTTTATGTACGTAAACGTATTAAGAAGCGCTTGGTTACAAAACAGTATTTAATTGTAGCCAGAGGTGCTGCAAAGTCAATGTATGCCGCATGCATTCATGCTTACTTCTTAAACGTTGATACGGCAACGACTCATCAGATTACAACTGCTCCTACAATGAAGCAGGCCGATGAGGTTATGTCGCCTATTAGAACAGCCATAGTTAGATCAAGAGGACCTCTGTTCAAATTCTTAACAGAAGGAAGTATTCGAAATACTAAAGGTTCTTTTGCTCAGAGGGCTAAACTTGCTTCTACTAAGAAGGGTGTTGAGAACTTTCTAACGGGGTCGCTGCTTGAAGTTCGACCTATGGCTATTAATAAACTTCAGGGCCTTCGTCCTAAAGTTGCGACAATCGACGAATGGCTTTCTGGAGACATTCGAGAAGATGTTGTTGGTGCTGTGGAGCAAGGTGCTTCGAAGTTAGATGATTACTTGATAGTTGCGATTAGTTCTGAAGGAACCGTTCGTAATGGTTCCGGTGATACAATCAAAATGGAACTTGCTACGATACTTAGAGGAGAGTATTATGCTCCTCACATTTCAATCTGGCATTACAAACTTGACGAATTAGAAGAAGTTGCTAATCCTGAGACATGGGTTAAGGCTAACCCAAATCTTGGTAAGACGGTTACGTATGATGTTTATCATTTGGATGTTGAGAGAGCTGAGAAAGCTCCTGCTTCACGTAACGACATCCTTGCAAAGCGATTTGGGATCCCAATGGAAGGGTTTACCTACTTCTTCACTTATGAAGAGACACTTCCACATCGTAGCCGAGAGTTTTGGAACATGGCGTGTTCTCTTGGAGCCGACCTTTCACAAGGCGACGATTTCTGTGCATTCACGTTTTTGTTTCCATTGTCGAATGGTTGCTTTGGAGTTAAGACAAGAAGTTATATTACACAACTTACTTTGTTTAAACTTCCTGGTGCTATGCGAATGAAGTATGAAGATTTCATTAGAGAGAATAGCCTTCATGTTCTTGAAGGTAATATTTTAGATATGATGGAGGTTTATGATGACTTGGACGGTTTCATCCAAGAATCTAGGTTTGATGTGCGTTGTCTGGGTTTTGATCCGTACAATGCTAAAGAATTCGTCAGTAGGTGGGAAGCCGAAAACGGTCCTTATGGTATCGAAAAGGTCATTCAAGGTGCGAAGACTGAATCAGTTCCTTTAGGAGAATTGAAAATCCTTGCCGCCGAGCGTGCTCTAATCTTTGATCAAGAACTTATGGCGTTTGCTATGGGTAATGCTGTTACGTTGGAAGATACTAATGGTAACAGAAAGCTTTTCAAGAAACGTGCAGATGAAAAGATTGACAACGTTTCCGCTATGATGGATGCATACATCGCCTATAAAGCAAACAAGGAGGCATTCGGATGATTTTAGATGAATCGTATTTAGAGCATTTTGGCGTCAAGGGAATGCGCTGGGGTCAACGTAGAACCGCTCGCCAACAAAATCGAGCACTTAATAAAGCTAGTCGAGCTAAAGATATTGCATCTAGAGACTCTAGTATTGACGCATCTAGACAATATGTTAAGAGTAAACAAGCTAAAGCCGATTTTAAAATCGCTAAACAGAATTTTAAATCGAACAAAGAACAACTTGGGTCTAGAGAAGCTAAGAAAATTTTAGCTATACAACGTGAATTCAAGTATTCTCAAATTCAAAATTCTAGGCAAGCAAAACACGGTTCTGAGACGGTTAAGAGTATTCTTCTTGGTGCTGGTTTTCTTGGCGTTTCTTTGTTTTTTAGGGAAGCTGCTAGGAGAATGTGATGGACGAGGAAGACATTTATGAACATCTTGCCCATTTCGGTGTCAAAGGAATGCGTTGGGGTCAGAGAAAAAAACAATTAACAACAAAGGAACTGGCAGAACAAAAAAATAAACGAGCGATGATTAGAGGTTCCATTGCTATTGGTGCAATATTAGCGATTCATGGCGGAGCTATTTTAGCTGTAAAAAAGATGGGATAAGTTTGATATCTGTTGACGAGGAATAGGAGGTGGGCCGAATGCATCGAGACGGGTTGTGCCTTGATTTTAGAGCTAAGCGTATCAACATTGAAGCTCATGTCGGCGATGACGTTCGGTTTAGTGTAACTTTGAAGCGTAATAAAGAAGCGCTTCCAGCAACAGACTATACAGTAGAAACGTTTATATTTAATGAAGATGGTTCCGATTACAGTTCAACGCATAATTTTGAAACAGATCCACAAGATGGTGTTGTAGGATTTGTTTTGGATGACATTGCCACAACCGACATGGGCGCTGGTCGTTGGTCTTATGTGATTGTTATTACGTTGACAACCGATGGTGACGATTATGATCGTTCATATATTAATGGTTCTTTCGTTCTTTACGAGAGGAGTATTATCTCATGAGCGATATTGAAATCGATATCATCAGCGATCCGAATATTAATTTGAGTTTTGAGGTTACTGGTCCTGCTGGACCGATTGGTCCAACAGGTGAAACCGGTCCACAGGGCGACCAAGGTATTCAAGGTGAAACGGGTCCACAGGGTGACCAAGGTATTCAAGGTGAGACCGGCGCAACAGGAGCTACTGGAGCAACTGGTGCCACAGGACCACAAGGATCTACTGGAGCTACCGGCCCCATGGGTCCAACTGGTGCGCAAGGACCTCCTGGTATTCCTGGACCTACTGGCGCAACCGGTGCCACAGGAGCACAAGGCGCATCTGGTTCACCCGGCGGTGGAACAATTCAAGATATTTGGAGTTGGCTTTCGGCAACTACTTCTGGACCAACAGTGGCTTCAACAAGAGTTGGTGTTAATAATAACAATCCAGATCTTGCTACAAGAATGTTTATTCATAAGCAAGCTAAAGACCTTATCGACTTTTCTGTCACGATTGGTAATCTTACTATAGATGATTCAATTTATATTCAAGATAAAACCAATGCAGGATCATGGCACAAATGGCTTATTACTGCTCCTCCTACGCTTAACAGTTCAACAACTTGGGAAATTTCGATTGTTAGTGACAGTGGATCTCCGCAAGGAACAGAACCCGTTAACGCAGCAGATGTGTTGGTTGCTTTTCAGTTTACTCCTGCTCAAGGTGCTACTGGTCCTGAAGGTCCTATGGGGCCTACCGGTCCTGCTGGTCCAGAGGGTCCAACTGGTGCTACCGGCCCGCAAGGAGAACAGGGTATTCAAGGTGAGCAGGGTGCTGATGGTTATGTTGGAGCTGATGGAACACCAGGTTCTGTTTGGAGATCTGGAACAGGAGCGCCGTCGGGTTCTTTAGGTATTATTGGGGACTGGTATGAAGATGATTCTACTGGAGATATTTATGAGAAAACCGGTGTTTCTACTTATACTCTTAGAGATAATTTAACCGGTCCACAAGGTCCCGAAGGCGACGTTGGGCCAACAGGATCCACGGGTGCTACAGGATCTACTGGTGCCACAGGAGCAACTGGTGCTACGGGTCCGGCAGGACCTAATGGTGCTACAGTATTACCATTAAGTGCTGGACAAAGAGGTGCTGTTGCTGCTGGTAGTTCCGTTCAATGGACACCTCGAGCAACAGTAACTTGTTCATCAGCAAGAGCGCTTTTAACTACCACGGGAACCACAACTACAACTATTCAAATTCGTAAGAACGATGTTGCGTTTGCAACGTTAAATCTTACTTCTGGTGTTGCTGACACTGGTGTTCAAACATTTGCAACAACAACTATTAATCCTGGTGATTTTGTAACCATCGTGGTCACAGCTGCTGGTGCTGGCGCCGCAGGCCTTAACACCGAAGCTTTTCTAGACGCATAAGGAGCGACCATGACTCTTCTTCTTACAGAATCTTTTGATGCATGGCCTACAAATGGTGGAGATACTGTTGCCGCATATTTGAATACTAAATGGGGACGATGGCTTTCTGGATACGCCTCTATGCAAGGCGGAGTAACTTATGGTGGAGGCGCCGCTAGTCGCGGGTTTGTTGCTGGACGTCATGGTACTGGATTTCGTCTTTATGGAGCTAGTGGTGTTAATACGTTTATTGAAGCTGTTATAGAAGATGGTATTGGAACAGATACTGTTATTGTTGGGTATGCGTGTAATATTTCTTGGGCAAATTCTGGTGGTACACAAGATCTTTGTCTTGCGAGATTTGATGAAAAAGTTGCTGGTGCAACAGTAAATCATTGTGCTATCAGAGCAGCAACAATTTCTGGTAGTAATTTAGTTTGTTATGCTTCTAGATATCCTACACCAACACAAATTGGGTCAAACTTTAATGTTCCTATGAATATTTGGATTTATTTAGAAATTAAAGTTAAGATTCACGATACAGCAGGCACAATTGAAGTTCGTGTTGATGGACAGACTGTATTTAGTGCAAGTGGTGTTGACACTCGTAATGCTGGTACTGGAATTTGTAATTCTATTACTCATTATGTTCAAAGTGCTAATCCTCCTGCTGATTATTCGTTTAAGATGGATGATTACTATCTTCTTAACAACGCAGGAAGCGCTCCTTTTAATGATTTTCTTGGCGATGTTACAATTGAATATGCTCAACCATCTGGTGATTCATCTGTTGCATGGACGCCTTCTGCTGGTGCTAATTGGGATGCAGTTAATGACTCACAAGCAACGACTACTCCAGTTACAACAGATTATGTTTCTTCTTCAACAGATGATCAGAGCGATCTTTATACTCTTCCTTCTGCAAGTGCGGTTGCTCCAAGCGATATTCTAGCGGTTGCATCCTATGGTTATGCTGATAAAACAGATTCTGGGTCGAGAACTGTGGCCTTGACTCAAGAACTTTCTGGTTCGACGGTTCAATCAAGCGATCTTCCTCTTCGATATTCTGGTAATGGTGGTCCTCAATATTTGCGTTATATTAGAGATCTTGCTCCTGATGGTGCTGCGTGGACTTTGACTAAAAGAAATTCTATGAAAACCGGCATAAAAGCGAGGCCATAATGACTCTTTTGCTTACTGAGTCTTTCGATGCTTGGCCAACAAACGGTGGAGATGCAGCCAATCCATATATTCATACAAAATGGGGTCGCTGGCTTGCTGGATATGCGACAATGCAGGGTGGTGTATCTTCTAGTGGTGCTAATGCTGCGAGAGGATTTCAAACTGGTCGTCATGGTACTGGATATGCCATAAAGGGTGGTAGTGGTCATAGTACGTTAATTGAAGCTGTAATGGAAGACGGTATTGGAACAGATACCATAATTGTTGGTTATGCTTGTAAAATTGCATGGCCTGGCGATGATGCTGGTCGTAAACTTATATTTGCTGGAATTCAAGAAAAGGTTAATGCAGTAACAGCACTTCATTTAACTGTTGAATCAACCGTAGTTAATGGTTCTAATTCATGTACTGTTCAAGCTCTTCGTTCTGGAACAACACCAATTGGAACAACGTTTCTTTTACCTTTGAATATCTGGTTTTATTTGGAGATTAAAGTTAAAGTTCATTCTACTTTAGGAACAGTTGAAGTTCGTATGGATGGCGTTACAATGCTTAATCTTACGAATCAAAATACTAGAAACGGTGGAACAGGAATTATTAATTCTATTTATCAATCAGCAGCAGGAGGAAATCCGTCACTTAATTATACTATAACAATCGATGATTATTATCTTCTTAATAGTGCTGGTAGTGCGCCGTTTAATGATTTTCTTGGTGATGTTACTATTGATCATACACAACCATCTTCTAATGACACGGTAGCGTGGACGCCATCGGCCGGTGCTAACTGGGATTGTGTGAGCGATGCTATTGCTACAACGTTGCCCGTTGTATCTGATTATGTTTCATCCTTAACGCAGGATCAAGCAGATTTGTATAACATTGCTGCTTCTTCTGCTATTGCTCCAGGAACGGTCCTTGGTGTTGCGTCATATGCATATGCAGATAAAATTGATTCCGGGTACAGAACTATTGCGCTTACTCACGATTTATCTGGTACATTAGTTCAATCAGCAGACCTTCCATTAAGATATTCGTTGAATGGTGGTCCGCAATATTTGAGATATTTGAGAGAACTTGCTCCAGATGGTGCTGCTTGGTCAATCACTAAGAGAAATTCTCTTAAAATTGGAATTAAGGCGCGGCCATGACAGACGCCAGATTATCACATCTTATGATTGAATCGGTTGTTAGAAGTAGACCAATAGCAAGATTGTCACATGATTTTATTGAAACGATGGTAAGAAATCGTCCATTAGGAAAGGTTTCTCAACTTTCTCTTGAAACCATTATCCAAAATCGTCCGTCGGGGAAAGTTTCTCAACTTTCTCTTGAGACTATTATTAGAAACAAACCTCCTGCTCGTCTTTCACATGAGTATATTGAGACAGTTCTAAAATCATATTCTTTGAACATGGTTTTGGGAATCAATCCAATGGAAATTGAAAATTATGTTCCTCCAACGCTTCCATCAATTGTTGCTCTTACACCGCAGCATTATTGGACACTTACTGGTGCTGCTGCTGATGCAAAACTCGACCGTGGAATTGGGACACCGGTTGATTTAACATGGACTGGTGGAACTGAGGGATCTGGAATTACTTATGATGATTCTTCTGTAACAGTTCCAATTGGTTTATCTGGAATGGGAAACCCGGCGACATTTAATCCAGGTGCTTATAATGGTCGTTTAAGAGCATTAGCTTTGGCTTCTGGAATTAGTCCTCCTTTTACAATCATTGCCTTTGTTCGTTGGACAGGGCTTTCAGATGCTAATAATCCTCCTGGAATTCTTAGTTATCAACAATCTGGAGAAGTTGCTGGTGGTTTGTGGAGACTTGGTGGAACTTATCCAGATCCTGATGATATTGCTCTTTATGAATGGAATTTCGCAAATCCAAGAGGAACGTTTGTTTCTAATTCGAACGTAAATCAGTGGTATATGCTTGTTCATAAGCAGCTTACTACTGGTGCGTCTGGATCATTTTATACAAATGCGGTAAATCTTGGAACAGTTGGAGCATATACTGTTGCTGGTGGAAGTTCGGATCTTGTTCTTGCTTCAACAACAGGATTCGAATCCGCACGTCGTATGCGTGGTCAACTCATGCATCTTGCGATTTTCAATTCAGGTATTAATGATAGTGATATTAGTGCAGTTTGGTTTGATGCTATGAGTCGACGTACTCCTGGTGCAACAGAAGTATTTGCTGATCCTTTTAATGGCTCGTCGCTTGGTGCTGGATGGACGGCTGTTGGAAGTCCAACTGTTTCTGGTGGTGCTTTAAATATGACCGGCGATGCTGTTGGAACTCCATATATTAGACGTGCAAGAGGAATTAGTCTCCCATATTATTGGGAGGTTCAAGGATATTGCTCAAAGAATTCTGTTGATTGGTGGTGTTTATCACCAACCTGGGGAACAGATGGACATTCTTATGATGCCGCAATGTTCTTAATTCGTGGTGATACTGGAAACATTGAACCAGCTGTTGGACAGTCAGGTATTTATTGGGCTGGTGGAGATAATAGAGGCTCCGGTCATGTTCGTCGATATGGAATTCATCAAAAGACGGCTACAAAAGCAGATATTTATGTGGATAGAGCCCTTATTGCTCAAAACGTAACAACGGTTGACAGAAGTGCTCAACCAAATGTCATGATAGGTTCTTATAATGGCATTGGACTTACGGCTCTTAGTTGTTCTCTTTGGGACGGAGTTCCTATGGTTGGAGAGGGATCTGTATGAACCGATTTTGTATGATACAAGTTAGGAGGTGACGTATGGCCATTCTTGATAGATTGAAAAGTGTTTGGAATGCTTTTCTAAACACCAGCACACCTACTAATGATTATAGCATCGGCACTCCTAATTACGGTGGTCGTCCAGATCGAACTAAATTCAGAGTTTTTAACGAAAGAACTCTTATCAGTTCAATTTACAATCGAATGAGTATTGATGTTTCTGACATTGAGCTTCGTCATGCAAAACTTGATGAACTTGGGCGTTATGTTAGTGATGTTGATAGCAATTTGAATATTTGTCTTACTTTGGATCCAAACCTTGATCAAGGTCCAAGATCTTTTAGACAAGACATTGCAATGACTTTGTTTGATAAAGGCTGTGCTGCAATCGTGCCTGTGGACACAATTGGTGATCCAACAGATGGAGACAATTTTGATGTTTTCACCATGAGGGTTGGTGAGGTTGTCAATTGGTATCCAAGACACGTAAAGGTTAGTCTTTACAACGAGGCAAAAGGCAAACGTGAACAAATCATTCTAGAAAAACGGTTTGTTGCGATTGTTGAAAATCCATTCTATGCGGTTATGAATGAACCGAACTCGACTCTTCAGAGACTTATCAGAAAATTGAGTCTTCTGGATACACAAGATGAACTTACTGCGTCAGGAAAGTTGGATATTATCATTCAGCTTCCTTATGTTATTAAGTCAGAGGCTCGTCGGGCACAAGCAGAACAGAGACGACAAGACATCGAGTTTCAGCTTAAGGGTAGCCAGTACGGTATCGCATACACCGATGGAACGGAAAAGATCACCCAGCTGAACAGGGCTGCAGAGAACAACCTTTTAAAGCAGGTTGAATACCTTGTAAACCTGTTATACACGCAGCTTGGTATTACAGAAACCATCATGAATGGTACGGCGGATGAGGCCGCCATGCTTAACTACTTTAATCGCACTATTCAACCTTTGGTTCAGGCTATTGCTGAATCAATGCAGATAGCGTTTCTCGGATCGAAACTTCGTAAGGGTAGTGAGAGGATCAAGTACTTTAGGGATCCATTTAAGTTCGTTCCGGTTGCGAACATTGCCGAGATTGCTGACAAGTTTACTCGGAATGAAATCTTGACAGCAAATGAGATTAGAAGCTTTATGGGAATTCCGCCCTCGACGGATCCCAAAGCAGACAAACTTGTCAACAGCAACATGCCACAACCAAACGCCGATGTTCCATCTTCGAATGGAAACGGTCAATCATCAAACGGCAAGGTTGATTCGAGAGGCTTAGTCCTTGAAAGGAACAGTCAAAATGGAAGCTGATTTCAGCGGTTACGCCACTAAGGCTGGCCTCAAATGCTCAGATGGTCGGGTGATTCTCCCTGACGCTTTCAAGCATCAGGATACGAAGCAGGTCCCGCTCGTTTGGCAGCATGGCCATACCGATCCACAGAATGTCCTCGGTCACGTTCTTCTCGAGAATCGGGAAGATGGAGTGTACTGCTATGGATTTCTGAATGGTTCCGAGAAAGCAAAGCATGCCGGAACTCTTCTGGACCATAAGGACATTAAACATTTGTCTATTTGGGCAAATGAACTCATTGAACGGGGTGGCAAAGTTCTTCATGGTGTGATCCGTGAAGTTAGTCTCGTTCTTTCTGGTGCAAATCCAGGTGCTCTTATTGAGAGCGTTACGATTCGTCATAGTGATGGCGACGAAAGTGTTCTCGAGGATGAGGCAATCATTTACACTGGGCTCGAAATTGAGCATTCAGTATCTGATGAAGCAAATGAAGAAGAGGATGATCTCGAGCTTCAGCACGCTGCAGCTGCTGACATGACGGTACAGGATGTCTACGACTCCATGTCCGATGTTCAGAAGCAGGTTCTTCACTTCATGATTGGGCAGGCTCTTCAGGATGCCCAGGACAATATGCAGCAGAGTGACGTCAAAGAGAACGAACTCAAGCAAGACAACATGGATTCCACCGATTCCGAGAAGGAAGGTACAACCGAAATGGCTCACCACAACGTTTTCGAGAAAGATAAGGCGACTACTGATAAGTTTGTCCTTTCTCATGACGCGATGAAAGGTATTATCGAAGACGCCAAGAAGCGTGGGTCGCTTCGGGATGCTGTCGAAGATTATGCTGCGGCTAATCTTGCCCATGGTATCGATGACATCGATATCCTGTTCCCAGAGGCGCAGAACGTCAATGCCGCTGCTCCGGAATGGAACAAGCGGCGCACAGAGTGGGTTGCCAGGGTTCTTGATGGCGCTAGGAAGAGCCCTTTCAGCCGGATCAAGACTCTGTGGGCTGATCTGACAGAGGACGAGGCTCGTGCGAAGGGTTATATCAAGGGTACTCTGAAGAAGGAAGAGTTCTTCGCTGTTGCTCGTCGAGTTACGACGCCTACGACTGTTTACAAGAAGCAGAAGCTGGATCGTGATGATGTTGTTGATATCACCGATTTCGACGTCGTTGCTTGGCTCAAGGGTGAAATGCGGCTGATGCTGGATGAGGAAATCGCTCGTGCGATCCTCTTTGGTGACGGTCGTGATGTTGCTAGTGAGGACAAGATCAACGAGGGTAATATTCGCCCGATCATGTCGGATCACCCGCTTTATGTCACCACTCTTAATGTCAACGTCCTTGATGCTAGCTCGAGTTACACCGAGATCATCGACGCCATCATTCTCAATCGGCATGAGTTCAAGGGTACTGGTCTTCCGACTTTCTTCACGACAGAGACTTATATTGCTCAGTTCTTGCTGCTGAAGGACACGACAGGACGTCGTTTGTACAAGGATCTTGGCGAGATTGCTGCTGAGCTTCGTGTTGCGGAGATTGTTCCCGTTGAGGCGATGGAGTCGCAGACCGATCTTGTTGGCATTATGGTCAACATGTCAGACTACGTTCTCGGTGCTACAGCTGGTGGTCAGGTTTCAATGTTTGAGGACTTCGACATTGACTACAACCAGCAGAAATACCTGATCGAGACTCGTCTGTGTGGCGCTCTTACCAAGCTTCGTAGTGCAATCGTGGTCAAGGTTACTGCGTCTGCTTCTGTGGCTGTTGTGCCGACTGCTCCGACGTATGACGCTGAAGCAGGCGAAGTTACGATTCACGATACGTCTGGCGTTATCTACAAGAACGCTGAGACCGATGCCACGCTCACCAATGGTGGCGGTCCGTACACCGTTGCTGCTGGTGATACGCTTAGTGTCGTTGCCGAACCGGACACCAACAAGCACTTCGCTACGAGTGCTGGTACGTACTGGACGTTCAGGAACCGGAACGAGGCGTAATACTTGTGAGGAGTTAAAATGGCAAGATTCCACGGTCCAGTTGGTTATGGCTGGTCGGTAGAAAAACCGATCGGTTCTGGTGTATGGGTTGATGAAATCGTCGAAGCTAGTTATTTCGGTGATGTCATCCAAAATAAAACCAAGCTTGAGAGTGGAGACGGACTTAACAGCAATATTGCGGTTTTAAATTCAATCAGTATTGTTGCTAATCAGTTTGCCATTGACAACTTCTATAACATCAAATATGTGAAATGGCTGGGGGAGCTTTGGTCTGTGACTGCGGTCGAGGTCAAGGCCCCCCGGCTCATTTTAAGCCTAGGAGGTGTGTACAATGGGCCAACAGTCTGCCCAGCGTCTTAGTCTTCATGGAGTGTTGAAAAACCTTCTTGGTTCTGAGCACGTTTATTTTCAACCACCTCCAACCGTTCAATTGCATTATCCATGTATCATCTACAAAAGAGATGGTGTTTCAACGGATCATGCAGATGATTTGCCGTATCTAAACAAAAGACGATATTTGGTGACGTTGATTACTACTGATCCAGATAGTGATCTTCCTGAAAAGATGGAAGCGCTGCCTTTGTGTTCTTATGAACGTTTTTATACGGCAGACAACCTGAACCACGACGTATACAATCTTTACTTCTAAGGAGAAGTCAATGACAGCCCTTGCTTGGGATGCTGTTGGTGAGCACCTTTACGAAACTGGTGTTGATCATGGTGTCCTTTACATGCCTGATGAGTCAGGCGAATACGTGGATGGTGTCGCTTGGAACGGTCTTGTTACTGTTACCGAGACTCCTGGCGGTGCCGAAGCTAATCCACAGTATGCCGACAACATTAAGTACCTGAACCTGTACTCGGCTGAGACGTTTGCCGCAACTGTTGAGGCATTCACTTATCCGGATGAGTTTGCTCAGTACGATGGTCTTGCCATTCCTACGACTGGTGTGACTGTTGGTCAGCAGGTTCGGCAGACCTTTGGTCTTTCTTATAGGACCAAGATTGGCAATGACGTTTCTGGTGATTCGCTTGGGTACAAGCTTCATCTTGTTTATGGGTGCACGGCTAGCCCTTCAGAGAAAGCTTATACCACGATTAATGATTCACCTGAGGCGATTACCTTCAGTTGGGAGGTTAACACCCTTCCTGTTCCTGTAACTGGTTATCGACCGACGTCTCTCATTACAATTGACTCTACCAAAGTGGATTCTGGTTCTCTCGCTGCATTGGAAGAGTTGCTGTATGGTGGTGTTAGTAGTGATCCGTCTCTGCCGATGCCGGATGAGGTCCTTGCAATCTTTGTTGGTACTGCGCTTGCTACTGGTATTACTGTTACTGGTGGTACTGATGCGGTTGTTATTGCAGGCACGACCACCAACTACCTGTTCACGGTTGAGTTCTGGGATGGCGATAACTATAACGTTGTTGCTGGTGGCGATGGCGTTACTGAGGCTGCGGCTGAGGCGCTTACTCTTGCCAACGGTATTCACCGGGTTACTCTTTCTGCTGCGGCCGGTCACTATGTGCCAGCTGCTCAGCAAGAGGTGTTCATCGTTACGGTGGTTTAAACCTCTAGACAATGAGGTCAAGGAATGCTTTATCTTACTATTCCAGAAAAAGAGTTTTACAACGAGGAAACAGAAACATTCTTCGAAGCCGAGCCCATTGATTTGGAACTCGAGCATTCTTTGATCTCACTGTCAAAATGGGAGTCAAAATTCCAAAAGCCCTTCCTTTCAAATGAGAAAAAAACCCCGGGGGAAATTTTGGAGTATGTTTACTTCATGATTGTTACTCCGAATATTTCTAGAGACGTTATCTATCAAATTACCCAAGAATCTCTTGACGAGATTACGGATTATATTGAATCAAAACAATCTGCTACAACTTTTGGTGAGATGCCAAAAAGTAATGTTAGAAGCGAAACCATTACTTCAGAGTTGATTTACTATTGGATGGTTAGTTTTAATATTCCAATGGAATGTGAGAAGTGGCATTTGAATAGGTTGTTTTCTTTGATTAAGATCTGTAACATTAAACAAGGTAAACCAAAGAAGCCGTCTAAGAATGAGATTGCACAACGAAATCGTGAGTTGAACGAACAAAGAAGAGCACAATACAACACTAGGGGGTGACATGACTGTACTTGTTTGGGATGAGGTTGGCTCAAAGAAGTTTGAAGCTGCCCTAGATAGAGGTGTTTTGTATCTTGAAGATTGTTCTGGTGTTGTTTGGAATGGTTTGGCTTCTATTTCAGAAAAGACCAGTATTAATGTTGAACCTGTTTACTGGGATGGGCGTAAGTTCAATGATATTGTAACTCTTGGTGAATATTCAGCAACGTTGTTTGCGTTTACTTACCCAGAAGAGTTTCAGGATTATCAGGGAATTCTTGATATTGCTAATGGTTTTCATTTATTGGATCAACGTTTGAAGCGATTTGGTCTGTCTTATAGAACTATGATCGGTGATGACGTTTTAAGTATTAACAAAGGGTATAAGATCCATGTTGTTTATAATCTGATGGCTTTAATTTCAGACATTGATCATGATTCTTTGTCAGATAGTGTAGAAGCGATTAAATTCGAATGGGAACTTACTTCTGTTCCGATTGATGTTGCCGGATATGAACCAACGTCGCACTTTATTCTAGATACAACTAATGCTCCTTCTGGTCTCGTAACTGCTGTTGAAGGAAAGCTGTATGGTAATCTTACAGTTAATGCCTCTCTTCCTCCACTGAGTTATTTTCTTAATCTTGCAACCCAGGATTGGTAATCATGATTGGGATCGAGAGCAGAGGCTCTTTCTCAAAGACTGCGAGATTTCTAAGTTATATTACTGGCGACAGGTTATTCAACGATCTTAATCGTTATGGAAAAGATGGTGTGGAAGCTCTACGAAAAGCTACTCCATATGATACGGGAGATACAGCAAATTCGTGGGATTATAAAATTGTTCGTCGCAATGGTAAATGGCACGTAGAGTGGTTCAATACAAACATAAACGATGGCGTAAATATTGCTGTTATTCTTCAGTATGGTCATGCAACTATGACCGGCGGATATGTTGAGGGAATTGACTATATTAATCCTGCTATGAAGCCTATATTTGAGGCTTTGTCAAACAATGTCTGGAAGAAGGTGAACGATGCCTAGTAGTGTTGACAACCGTGTTGTCCAGATGACGTTTGACAACGTTGCTTTTGAGCGTAAGCTTAATGAAACAATTCAAAGTATTGATAGACTAGAAAAGTCTCTTGAGTTTGAGAAATCAAAGAAGAGTCTCCAGGATCTTTCTTCTGTTACTAATAAGTTCAACCTTGGAGATCTTTCAACGCACATTGAGGGTGTTAGCAAGAAATTCCTTGCTTTATCAACAATTGCTGTAACAGCGCTTTCACAGATTACTAAATCTGTTATTTCTACAGGAACTCAGATTGCAAAGTCTCTTAGCCTAGATTTGGTTCTTAGTGGTTTCCATGAATATGAAACTAATATCAATTCAATTCAGACTATTTTGGCTAATACTCAAGCTAAGGGCACTGGGCTTAAGGATGTCACTGCAGCGCTGGATCTGCTTAATGAATATTCAGATAAGACGATCTATAACTTTGGTCAAATGACTAAAAACATCGGCACGTTCACTGCTGCTGGTGTTGATTTGAATACTTCTGTTCAGTCGATTAAAGGTATCGCAAACCTTGCCGCCATTTCTGGCTCGAGCGCCGAGCAAGCATCTAGTGCGATGTATCAGCTTTCTCAGGCTATTGCGACTGGCACATTGAAGTTGATTGACTGGAACTCTGTTGTTAATGCTGGACTTGGTGGTGAAGTCTTCCAAAAGGCTTTGTTCGAGTCTGGGAAAGCATTAAAGACAATTAAAGATGTTCCAATGACGCAGACTTTCGATCAATGGAAGAAGGCTGGTAATTCGTTCAGGGCTTCTCTCGAGGATGGTTGGGTAACAGCAGAAGTTCTGACAACCACACTTCGGGGTTTCACTGGAGAAATGACAGAGGCTCAACTCAAGGCGAAGGGTTTTACCAAAGAACAAGCAGCAGAAATTGCTCGTCTTGGTAAGCTTGGTGTTGACTCTGCAACTAAGGTTCGAACGCTTACTCAGCTTATTTCTACGGTCAAAGAATCTATTGGTTCTGGATGGTCGGCTTCTTTCAGAATTATATTTGGTGATTTCGAAGAAGCCACACAACTCTTTACTAATATCAGTAATGCTATTGGTAAGATGGTTAATAAATCTTCTGATGCTCGTAACGAGCTTCTTCAAGGTTGGAAGAATATGGGTGGTCGTCTCTTGCTTGTGCAAGGGATTGAACGCGCATTCAAATCTCTAAGCGAGATGATTAAGCCAATCCAAAAGGCGTTTAGAGAAGTATTTCCTCCTTTGACGTCCAAGCGATTGGTTGAAATCACTAGATCGTTTCTTGCGTTTGCAACGGCGCTGAAACCTAGCGAAAAAGCAGTTAAGAAGATTCATAACGTAGCAAAAGGTTTCTTTGATGCTCTTTGGATCGGTGTTCAGATTGTAAAAGGTGTCATCAGTACATTTAAAACTTTGTTTAATGTTCTTAGCTCAAAGACACATCTAACAGATCTTATTGAGAAGTTTGCTCTTTGGATTTCAATGATCAAGAAGAGTGTTGAAGAGGGTGACAAAATTAAGAAGTTCTTCGATCTTCTTAATGATGCCATTAAACATCCTCAAAAAGCTTTGGCTGATCTTAAACAAATGTTCTTAACAGTCTTCGATACCATTCAAGAGACAATTCTAAATCCAATTCCATTTCTTGAGAAGCTCAAAGATAAGATTGTTGAGTTTATGGGTAAACTCACAGGTGGACTCAGTGGTCTTCCTGGTTTGGAAAAATTAGGAACACTCGAGCTTCCTGGCGCAGAGCCATTGGCGAATATTCTTGACCGTCTTGCCACAAGATTTGATCAATTGAAGAGTGCTGCTGATACGTTCGCTAATGTTTGGGATTCTGTTAAGGAACGATTCCAAGGTGTCAGTGATGTTCTTTCTAAAGTATTTGATTATATTAAGACCTGGTTCAAAGAACTTGGACAAAAACTTGCGTTAGAGATGCAGCCTGGCGATTTTGATGCTGCTGTTGATGCATTGAATGTTGGTTTGCTCGGTGCCATTGCGTTGCTTCTTAAGAAATTCCTTGATGGTGGATTGAAGTTGGACTTTGGCGGCGGTCTTATGGCAAAGATTGCCGGAACGTTTGATCAACTTACCAGCACGCTCAAAGCCATGCAAGCTCAGATTAAAGCGGATGCGTTGGTTAAGATTGCGATTGCTGTAGGTATTCTTACTGCTTCATTGGTTGTTCTTTCGCTTATTGATTCTGCTGCTTTAACTAAGGCTCTCACTGCTATGGCCATTGGTTTTGGTCAGCTTGTTGGCGTTATGGCGTTAATGAACAAGATGTCTAGTGGTGTTTCTGGATCTGCTGGATTCACTGTATTGGCTGCTGGATTGGTACTTATATCTACGGCAATGCTTGTGTTTGCCGGGGCAATTGCGATTATTTCAAAATTGTCCTGGGATGAGTTGGCTAGGGGACTTGCTGGTATTACCGGGGGCCTAACCTTGATGGTTGCTGCGGTTAAAGTCCTTGGTCAAAATAGTCTTACTGTTGTTGCTGCAGGCGCTGCTATGATTTTAATGGCTTCCGCATTGAATGCTCTAGGCGCAGCAATGCTGATCTTTGCCCAACTCTCATGGGAAGAGATCGGAAAGGGAATGACCGTAATTGCTGGTGGTCTTACGGCTATAGGTTTGGCCTTAAGTCTTGTCCCGGCAACAGCACCATTGGTTGGTGCAGGCTTCCTTATCGTTGCAGTGGCTTTGAACATTCTTGGCGGGGCAATGCTGATCTTTGCCGGAATGGATTGGGGAGAGATTGGTAAGGGGCTTGTTGTTATTGCCGGAGCGCTTTTAATTATTGGGGTTGCTCTTACAAATATTCCTCCGACAGCTCCTATTGTTGCGGCAGGTCTTCTCATTGCTGCCAGTGCTCTTGTTGTGTTGGCTGGAGCTATGAAGATCTTCGCTTCAATGAAAGGCGGAGACATTGGTAAGGCAATTGCTGCAATGGGTGGCGCTCTTCTAGTGCTTGCTCTTGGTTTAACAGCAATGATTGCCGCTCTTCCTGGCGCGCTTGCACTT